CGTCAGCGACGAACTTCGCGAACAGGAAGTCAATCGTGCAGTGCAGCAAATTTGTACCACCATTCTCCAGAACGCCGGGAAATTCCACGATACAAAACCAGATGCTTTACGTTGCGAAGAAGCCGCTTTAGCGACCTGCCAGGCCCTTTTAAGCCCACAGGAATACCAGAATACCCTGTGTGCGGTAGAAACCGCCAAAGCCACTGTTGAGCGTGCTACCGCGTGGCGCATTGATGGCACCTTGCGGGAATTTCCAAAATTCCCACCTGTGGATCTCTGGTTTGACTTTCCCATCCACCGAACCGATGACACCGACGCTTTGAGCGGCGTTGATCCGGAGGAAAGACTTCCATCTTGGCAACGGAATTTCAAAAAAAGGCAGTCACCAGAGAATCACAAGGAAAAACGCAAAGAGTCTATCATGACAGCCTATGAAGCCTGTAGTTTCGACGGTGATGTGACTTTGAAAGCTCTCGCAGAGTACATGAATGTGACAGAGAAAACGGTACGCAACCATCTCAGAGAACATGGTGGATTCTGGATCGACGAAGGGAGAGTTGGCAGGAAGTCATGAGGGAAAAAGTCGAGAAACACCGATATTTTCTCTCATAGGGAAAATATCGAAAAACGCCGATATTTTCCCTAGTGGAAAAAGTCGGGAAACACCGATATTTTCCCTAGTGGAAAAAGTCGAGAAACACCGATATTTTCCCTAGTGGAAAAAGTCGGGAAAACACCGATATTTTCCCAGGGAAAAAGTCGGTATATTATATATATCTTTTTCCCTTCCCTCACGGGCGCTCAACGAGGGGTAAGAAAGGCGGCTAAAGTCCGCCGCCTTTCTCCCCCCTGTTCGTTGAGCTTAAAAATTTTCTTTTCCACAAAAAACTTTCAACTACAATATTTTATAGGCGAAACGATAGGACACAAAAGGGGGATGGATCATGACGATTGAATTTTTTTTGCCGATGAAACCGCCGACCGCCACACACCAGGAACGTAAATGGCGCGTCGTCAACGGCAGGCCGATCAGCTACGAGCCTCCAGGAGTCAAAGCAGCCCGCGCTAAGCTGACGGCTCACCTGGCCGGTCACAGACCAGAAAAGCCTTTGCAGGGGGTGCTTCGTCTGTTGGTCAAGTGGTGTTTCCCGCGCGGCAGGCATCGGGACGGCACTTATCGGACAACCCGGCCTGACACGGACAACCTCCAAAAGCTCCTGAAAGACTGCATGACAGCTACAGGCTTCTGGGAGGACGATGCGCAGGTGGTTTCCGAAATTTGTGAAAAGTTCTGGGCCGAAATTCCTGGGATTTACATCTGGATTGAGCAGCTGGACACAGACTCCCGGACAGCCCCAAAGCCAAAGCCCCCGTAGAGGCCCTTAAAAGCCCTCTGGACGGGCGAAAAGGCCATTGGGGTATAGTTTCATTCCTGGAGGTTTTCAATGCTCTACGGCCTGAAAAACGGGCCTGTATGAAAAACGGTTCTTTGAGCGAAATGCGAAAGGTCTCGACATGAGCAAGACCAGGGGACACAACCAAAAGCATCGGCTGGTAAACCGGGGGAGGCATCGCAATGAGTAAGGCACGATACAGTTGGTGGAGTTATGTCAAAGACATGATTCGGAAATATCCATCTCGGAAGGGCAAAGAACTCTCCGGAGTCGAACAAAGCGAGTTTGAGGCCGTCCGTGTTGCCGTGGAGAACACACAGAAAATGCGTGACGGACAGGCGCGCTTAAAGGTCATTGACATGGTGTTTTGGAAGAAAAGCAAGTCGCTTTCCGGTGCGGCGCTCTGGATTCCGTGCAGTGAATGGACAGCGCAAAAATGGCATGCACATTTCATTCGGGAGGTAGCGAGAAATTTTCATTGTGACAGACTTCTTTGAGGAAAGTCTCCGTTAAAAGGCCCGGAATCTATGATAGAATTGCGGTGTACAGGTGTGATGGAAGCCGAAAACAGTAAGGGGGTATAAAAATAATGAACGGAAAAAATCCTGTGGATGGCCTCATTCTTGGTATGGGGGCACTGGCGGAAATGGCTCATAGTTTCTATGTTACCATGCTTGAGGCTGGAGCTTCCTCGCAGGAAGCGCAGGCCGCTGAAAATGCCTTTATTACCGCATTTTGGCATGAATCAACAGAGGATGCACGACGCAAGAAAAGAGAGGGAAAGTAAAATGAAAAAATTCAAAAAGCGGAAAAGTTCTGCGTCCAGCTTTTCCAAAAGACTGGATACTGTAGCAACGCAGACAGGGTTAAAATCTTTGCCTGTCCCGGCTCTCGTTGCAACCCTGGACTCCCTGATCGGGATTTTGCAGGAGCGCGGATTTTTTATCCGGGATTGGGATGAAAAAGAAAAGGTTGTACAGCGTGTCAAGGTGATTGGGGGCAAAATTTATTTACTTGCCCCCCGTGAAAAACAAGAGGCACAACCAACGGGAAAGTAAAGGAGAAAAGCATGACTCTCAAGGACTTATCTCAACTCTACTACCTCAAGAAAGAAATCGAGATGGATCACCACCGTATTCGGGGACTGGAGGCACAACTGCAACCTGGAAGTCAAAAGTTTTCCGGCTTGCCTCACGGGGCGGGCTTCGTTGACAAGATGGGAACATATGTGGCTCAAATAGCCGATTTGAAAGGTATCATTGAGGACAAGCAAAGACAATGTATTCTGGAGCAAAAGCGCCTGGAGAACTACATAGCGGGTGTCCAGGACAGCTTTATGCGGCAAATCCTTACCTACCGCTTTGTCAACGGTTTCTCCTGGCGGAAGGTTGCTGCATGTGTTGGTGGTAGGAACACAGATTCCAGCGTACAGAAAGCCGTACAGCGTTACCTGAAAAATAATCAGGCGACCTGAAAATAAAGTTGTCCGAAATGTCCGAATGTTCTGTGCTATACTGTAACATAGAAGATTCCACAACAGGTTAAGGGCAATAGATAACAGGCACTTGTACACTCATACATGAGTGATACAGGTGCCTGTAATCATTGCCAAATGTCTCTTGTATGGAGACCAGTTCTTTCCTTGGAAATGCAAGATAATTGCAAACTACTTGCAAAAAATATCCGTAGGTACTACCAAAAGGGGCCGTATCCTGCGGGGCAGAGGAAGGCTCGATGTTTTTTTGCATAAAATAGCAAAAAATATTGCCATTTCGTTACGCCTGGCCCCCAAAAGGAGGGATGATTTTGACGGCAGGACACGAAATTTGTTTGGATACCACTGGAAACATAAGCGGCGGCGGGTACTGCCGGGTTGAAATTATCGCGAAACTGTTCGGTGTAACCGTTCGACGGATCCAGCAGTTGACCCAGGAAGGGATCTTACCGACTGTGGAAACAACCGAAGGCCGACGTTATGATCTGATTCCCACTGTTCAAAATTATATTCATCATCTGTCGGACAAAGCCTACGGGAAAAGCCGCTCTGAAAGGGAACTTGCATTAAAGGAGCAAAAGTTAAAGGCCGAAATTTGCTTGAAAGAGAGCCAGGGCGAACTCCACAAATTGAAAACAGATATTGCCGCTGGAAAATATATCGCCGTTGAGGAAGTTCGCTTAGACTATGAGCGCTTCTTTGTCGCTTTCAAGAACTTTGCCATGTCACTCCCGGCACGATTGACCGACGAAATCAATGGTTGTCTGGAACCTCTGGAAGTCAGACGCATGGAAAAGGAACTCCAACAAAAAGTTCGTAATTTACTGACGGCTTTTACAATAGCCGGTGTGACGGCAAAGGAGAAACAGAATGGGAAAAAATAACGGCTCTCGTTTCCGCAAGTATTTGGTATCGGAATACCAGAAAGATGCTCTAAAATCACTCAAACCACCCGAAAATATCACCGTTTCCGAATGGACGGAAAAGTACCGGATCCTGGATGCCCGAAACGCCGCAACACCTGGCCCGTGGAGCAATGACAAGACTCCATATTTGACCGGAATCATGGATGAACTGTGCAACTTCGAGACAGAGGAAACCATCTTTGTAAAGCCGACGCAGGTCGGCGGCACCGAGGCCATTTTGAATATGCTCGGCTGGATTATTCAACAGGATCCGTCTTCTGCAATGGTAGTTTATCCGTCCGACGTCCTCGGTGAAAGTGTCGTAGTCAACCGGATCCGGCCTATGATTGATGCCGCGCCCTCCCTTCGGGAGCGCTACCACGAGAACGAAAGTTCCAAGTTTGAACTGCAATTCGACGGCATGTATATCACCGTTATCGGTTCTAACAGCCCGTCGCAACTGGCCAGTAAACCAATCCGTTATTTGTTCCTGGATGAAGTGGATAAATACCCTGGCGCTTTCAAGGCAGAGGCCGATCCCATTTCATTGGCGAAGGAACGGACGAAAACATTCCGTAATCGAAAAATTTACATGACCAGTACCCCAACTTTGAAAACCGGCCATATCTGGAAAGCCTTGGAGGAAGCCGATCAAGTCCGGCACTATTTTGTGCCGTGTCCCCACTGTGGAAAGTACATTGAACTTGTTTGGAAGCAGATAAAGTTTCCAAATGAAGAAGGTATGAGTTATGCCGATCGAGCGGAATTTGCCACTTATGTTTGCCAGGAATGTGGCGGAATCATCACCGATCAACATAAGCCGCAAATGCTCCGCTATGGAGAATGGCGGACGGTTCGGGAAAACACAAAATTTGCTCGAAAAGTAGCCTTTTGGATCAATACCCTGTACTCTCCTTTTGTACGCTTTTCCGAAGTGGCGAAAGCGTTTCTCATCAGCAAAGATGATCCCGATATGTTCCAGAATTTTACAAACTCCTGGCTGGCAGAGCCGTGGGAAGACACCAAATTAAAAACCAATGCGGATCTGGTTCTGGAGCGTCAGACGGAGCTTCCAGAATTCCTTGTCCCA